TAGCTTACGATACTTAGTCCAATCTCTTTTATAAATATGTTCTGTCTGTGAATCTTTACTACTTTTTTGTATCGCTGATTTTGGTACTAACATACAGAAGTCAACTTCATGACCTAAGTTTTTTAAACCTTTAGTCAAATATTCTGCATGGTTAATTATTCCTCCATAATCTTGGATAGAAAATATAGTCATTAAAAATTTCATTCTACTGCTCCTTTACTTACTGAACTAAACATTGTCGGTGTATAAACACTACGAGGTTTACCCTGTCCTAACCTCACTCGCTCATATTTATCCCATTCACATAAACTGTGTTCAATCGTACGCATATCAACTTTATCTAAGGGAACGTGATTACCTATGTATAAGTCTGCCATTTTCCATATGTCAAACATTTCTTTGTTAGCTTGAGTTTGGTTTATACTTTGGTTGAGGGGTCTTTCGTTAATCCTGTTGAGTCCTCTCTTGGCTCCTGGTCCTGCATTTGCCCAAGTAAAATTGTCTTCTGCCTTGTCCAATACAGGAGTGTAGTAGAGGTCGGTAACCACTTCGTATGACATAAAGCCTCCTCCTCCCCACCCTTTATACTTACCCATCGCATGGTGGACTTTCTGCAACGAGTTCGTATCGATGGCAATCTTCGCCAACGTCTCCGACGCTTCCCATATGGGAGTAAGAAAATAATCAACAACCACCTCTGCTTTTGGAGCTTTTAATCCTTGATTAGTTATTATATACGCTCCAGTAAATGTTCTTAAACCTTTAGATAACCTCATTTTTATAACTTCTTTTGTAAATACAGGATCCCAATCGGTTACCCACCCATGATGGTCGGCAAACTCTATTGTTCCTATCATACGAAATAAACAACAATTAAATATCATTTCTTCGTATGGGCGATTGTGGTGTGGTTTTGTCCAGTTGTTTCTCATCCAAATAGTAACTTTATCGTTTTCTCTGAATGGATTAGTAAATTTATATTTACTTAATATTTCATCTTCTGTCCATGGAGGTTGATCGCCTCTTACTCTACGTTGGTAGATGGCATGTCTTTCATTTATCCAATTATAAAAGTCCTGTATGGTACTCATCTTTGTCCCCTTTCTATGGAAGTTGGCTATGTTCATATTAGTAAACGAACATAGCCAAGACAATTTTTATTTTATCATATACTAGCTTCAGCATACTCTAAGGCTTTTGTCAATGCTTTTCTTTTAGTATTAGCACCAGACCCAAACCATGCAGAGTGTAGAGCATTACCCTCAGCCATTGCTTTTTTCTTATGGTCAACTACATAAGTCACAGCATTTATTACTCCCCACCAAGTACCTTTGGCAGATTGTAACTCATGTCCTGGACTAGTTTCTATAGCTTCAGAAACCATCTGTGCAGTATTTTTAAACTCGTCACGTAAAGTTGGTAATACCTCCAAGTTTAATTGCTTGGCTCGCTCAATCAACAATTTAGGTTGGCAACACTCAGCAATAAAATTATCAACATCAAATGGTTTAGCTCTCCTACTTGCTAAGAACTCTGATTGCTCTTTAAATACTTTCATTTGCTGACCACTAATACCAAGAGCTTCCTCTGCAGCTTTGTGAATCTCTTCATCAAACATTTGTAAGTGCAATACTCTAAACCTATTACCCTCATTTTGCAGAGCCATTGTTAAAGTGTTATTACAAACGACACGTATCGGTGTGAACATAATAGTAAGAGCTTTACCTACTTGGTGACTGTTATTTAATAATAGATAACCTTTTACTTGGTCACCACCATTAAGGGAGAAGTCATCTTTTAGTTTGGCAAGACCCCATATATCTTTACCATCTTTTAAACTTCCTGCAGTTTCCATGGTCATAGAACCTGCTTCAGTAAACTTTTTAAAGAAGTTCATAACCTCTGAGTTTTGAAAAGGTACATAACTTTCTCCACATGGAGAAAGAACTTTATTGTCTGAGTCTCTGACAAGAAAGTGGTTGTCAGGACATCTTAAAAAATTAGCCTCACCTGTTGGGTCAACAATATTCCAACAATCAGGTCGGTCAACTGTGTAAGCAGGTCTTTTACTTACTGTCCAGTCGAGCTGAGCTGCCACCAACATTTCGTCTGGTGACATATTTTCATCGACTTTACGGCCAAGTCCATGCCATGGAACTTTTCCTGCATAAGCCATTGTTTCTACTTCATGTGACATAACTTACTCCTTTCTATGAGTTGTTGGTTGATGTGTACCTGTTAGGTACTTTTATATAATAGCAAACCAACTACTGCCATATGAAGTAGTTCAGCAGCTTTTTTTGCTTTTGTAGCATCTTTAACTCCAGCTAATTTAATAACCTTTTCAAATGCTCCAATAATTTTATGATGAAATTTTTCTCCAAATGCAATTAATCTATCTCCAGATAAACTTTTGAATCCTGGTATTTTACTTATTAAGTTTACAAATTTTCCTAATAGTCTAGATATTTCGCCAAATGATAAAGCAACTCCGGCCAATGTTAAACCAATGGCCTCTGATTCAGGTGCATCTAAATCTAATTTTTGAATATCTTTTTCGAGATCATCAAAAACGTCTTCTAATTCTGCCTCTGTATTTTCTACTATTAGATTTGATAATTTCATCTTTACTCCGAAAATGTATTTCTTATATTATCTTTCAATTGTTGATAATCTTCTTCCATTTTTTCAATAAATGCTGATACATCTACTGTTTCTGATTCTCCTTGTGCATTACCCCAAATTGTTTCTTTTACTTGAGTTTTAAGAATTTCAACTTCTTTATCTGCATCTTTGAACCATGATTCTGCATTTGCCAATAAAATTTTATTTTGATATTCTTTCCATGCATCTGGACCTTGTTGTTTAATCTTACGTTCTTCTTTTAACACACATTCGAAACATTTACCACGTTTATGATAAAATTTGAAATTTAATCTTTTTTCATGATCACGCATATTCTTGCCACATTCGGGACATTTTTCTGGCACTTTTAATATATCCTGTATAGTTTTTAATATACTATTTTCAGGTTCACGTGATTTGAATCCATTATGTTGAGTAACTCTTGTTCTAAATCCTTTGGCATCCGTTTCAATCCATACTTTTGGTTTACCATCTTCAAACTTTTCAATAATATCTTTTTCTGAAAGTTCTTGTTTGGTTTTACCCATAAACATTGATTTACGTCTTTGAGATTTATGTTCGCCAGCTAAAAGTTCTTTAACTGCTTTTATATTTTGTAACTTATTGCTCATATTAGTTTGCTGCTCTAATTTTCTTAATTAGTAATGTTATATTACCTTTAAGATTTAGGTCTTTAACAAAATCTGCTACAAACTCTGCTTGCTGTGATGCTGGTTTATTTTTTAATGTTTTTACCATCATCTGAAATGCTTGTGTTTTGTCTAATTTACCCATTCTTGTTTTCAATTGTTGACTTACAGCTTCTTCGGTTGGAGCTGCTTCTGGAGCTGCTTCCGGAGCTGCTATTCCTTTTTGTTGCAACATTCTTACTAATTGTTTTGATACTGCAGGATTATTTCCTGATATAGCTTGTACAACTTGTAACAATCCCGCTGCTTGTTGAGCAGGAGTCCCTTGACCTAATGCTTTTTTTAACATTTTGATACTTGCCATTTTTTCTACACGAGCTAAACCAGAGCCTACTTGACCTCTAGCCATTGGAGCTTCTGTTAAAGATGATTTAATTTCTTTTCTTATCATCTTTCTTAGTAAATCTTCTTTCATAATTTGTCCCTAATTTATTATTATCTTTGGTTTTATATAAATATGCTATGTTTTACTTATCAATATTATTTTGTAAAGCCTTTATCCATAGCAAAATTAGCTCTACTAAATTCTATTCTATCTACAAATTTTACTCCATTTCCTATTCTATCAACTGCCACATAACCTTCTGGAGCGGTGACTCTTAAGCCTCCTTTGCCATCGTCTACAAAATGTTTTGTATTGTAGATAGCATTATTATACTTTTTCACAAATATAAGTTTGGCTTCTGACAATAATTTTGATACTTCAAATAAATTTATAATGTCTTGTTTTCTTCTTTT